CGTCCAGGTGGTATTTCTCGTTAAAACTGTCTATTCCTATCTGATGTTGCTCACTGTGGTGGGAGCGACATAATGCTAAGACTTCATTTCCGTAATGATCTATCTCGTTTCGGTTACGTCCTGCACCGACTGTGTATCGATGTGCGATATCGGAATTCTGCGCCCCGCAAATAATACACGTTCGATTTATCGTACTCATGTATAAGAACGTTCTATCATTCTTTAGCATGTCACTCGTTTTATAATTCAACGGAATGTTATTCTCGAACACCCACATAATAATTAAGTCGATTAGTTCTCCTGCGACCTTTCTGCTGCAGTCACTTAATGACACGTTTAGATAGCCATTCATGAACGATAAATAGTCTGTGAACATTTCCCTCATGTAGTCTCTAGGTTGCCCTGTAAATTGCTCTATGTCGTTGCAGAGTGCGAATATCTTTCTTCTTTGCTTATCCGTTATCTTCTTGCTGTCGATAATCTCCATTTCAATATCGACTGCGATTCCGTTGTCGATTAGCAGCATGGCATCAGGTGTCATCTCGACACCCTCGACCAACGCTTGACCATTTCTATATTTCAGTATTCGTGGCATATCTACACCTCGATTAATATTGCTAACCATGTATCGTTACTTTCGTCATAAGTTACAACTTTTACGAATTGAATTCCTGCAAAACTACATTCACTTACTTTGTAAAAATCTGAAACGGTTTGAAAATACTCACTTCTTTTATCGTTCTCAAACGTCTTTCTTTCGATTTCTTCTAAATTCAACAACGTTGTGATTTCATCTTGTGATAGTTCATCGAATCTTGAGTGAATATGCACTAATGGATCACTACCAGGAATCAAAGCGTTATTAAATATCTCACTGTACTCTTCTAAAGTTTTCACATTATCAACCTTCCATTATTTGTAATTAGAATGGCAAATCATCATCACTAATATCTATCGGACCTGTAGCGTTTGCGAATGGATTGTTACTATTCGCATTTTGAGGTGGTGTAGATGCGTTGTTTCGCTGTTGTTGATTATTTGTATCAGATTGTCCTTTTCGCTCTACAAACGTGATATTTCGAACAACTACATCCGTTGTGTAAATCGTCTTTCCGTCCTTCTCATACTTACCTGTGTCAATTTCGCCCTCGATACCAATCTGTGAACCTTTAGCGAAGTGCTGAGCGATAATTTCAGCTGTTCTATTGAATGCTTTACAGTTGATATAGTTCGTGCCATACTCTCCTGTGTTTTTATCTTTAACTCGTTTTTGTACTGCTACCGAAAAACTTAATACTTTAGTTGATCCAAACTCTTTAAGTTCTAAATCTCTAGTGATGTTTCCTAAAATTGATACGTTATTCATTGTCATATTCCTCATTTCGTCTATTTTCGATTTTTGTTATTACTTCTTCTGTATATTCGTCTAACTCTGTGAACTCGCCTTCTTCAATCATCTTCTTCGTTGTGATTCCTAGTGAAGACCAGTAGTCGAACATCATCTTGTTATCTCGATTCTCTTTGCATAAGTCACGTAGTACTTCTAGTAAGTCATCAATAAGCATTTTGATTCACGAACCTCTGTATTTTTTTATGGAAGTTTAATGTTGCGATTCCTGTAGCACCATTTCTGTTTTTAGCGATGATACATTCGAGTTCGGATATACCTGTCGCTTCATCTGCTTTTTTTCTGTCATAGTAATCTTCTCTGTGTAGCATGAATACCATGTCGGCATCTTGCTCAATACCTCCTGCTTCCCTTAAATCACTCATCATAGGACGTTTATCGTTTCTACCTTCTACACCCCTACTTAACTGAGATAAGGCTATTACAGTGCATTTATATTCAAGTGCGATAACCTTTAGCTTTCTCGATATATCCTCGACTTCTAAACGTCTGTTATCTCTAAAGTTGCTATCAGATTTCATTAACGTTAGATAGTCGATGATGATAACGTTTCTGTCGCTTTCTTGTTTCATAGTGCTTGCTGCACGTCTGATGTCTGCAGGTGTCGCTTTAGGGTCTGCGTTCACTCTGATGTTTGATTTACTGTATCGATCTAGGAAGTTGATTGACTTCTCTATCTCTTCGTTCGTCAATGCGTCCACTTTTTCGAACTTTTTCAAGTCGATTAGTGTTTGCGATGCCATCATTCGTGTAACAATATCTTTCGATGACATCTCTAGTGAGAATACTGTAACGTTGCAATCGTTCTTTTCGAGTTCGATTGCCATGTTGAGTGCGAAGGCTGTCTTACCTAGCGACGGTCTAGCACCGACAACAACTAGCTGTCCGGGTTTAAATCCACTGATATAGTTATCTATCGAAGTAAATCCTGTCTCCATCACGTTAGTTTTCTTACCGTTGAAGATTTCATCAGCGATTGCATCTATGGTCTCTTTCTTGCTATCTATCTTCTTAACCTGCAGTCCATCGAGATAATCAATCGTTGACTTTAGATAGTCGAGTGACTGTCTCGAACGATCCTGTGAATAGTTTTCAGTCGCTTCTGCAAGTTTGCGTTCCTTATATTTCTCTAGCACTTCTATCTGATAATTAGTAAAGTGTGATTTCATGATGTACTTATCACTTACTAGCTGTTTCATCAAATCAGTAGGCATGAACTCTGCTTCAAGTTTCTTCGCTTGAATGTATATATCATTCTTATCTACTCTGTTCTGTTCGTTGATATACTTCATCACGTTATTAGCGAATCCATCACTAAACATTTCAGGCGATAGTGCGAGTTCTGCATACAATTCTGGGAACTTTAGCAACGCTCCAACAACTAAGTATTCTAAGTTAGATTCATTCATTGAGTTCACTTCTTAATCTATCCAATCTTGCGAGTAACTCTGCTCGTCTTTTAGGGTCTTCTGTACGCTTGTTGCGTTCTACTGCCTGCTGTATCTCTTCATATTGTAGTTGTGCCTGATTCACTCGTTTAATGACGATGATATCTGAGGGTTTAGGCTCGAATCTACTTTCTTCATAATATTTAAGTAGTTTCTTCTGAGTGAGTTCGTAGTCTCCTTTTTTTAAAGAGTACATCCAAGCTTTAGCTACCGTTTCATTAATATGAAATTTCGGGTATAAGTCTACGAGTATCTCTAGTATCTTCCCTGCGTCTTGTTTGTTCATATAGTCACTCCTTGATATTTTCTAAGAATGAATTAATATCAAAGTTAGATGATCCTTTTGGTACTTCGTTTAGATAACCTTCAAAATTAGATGGAGAGAATAGCGTTTTTGGTCTTAGATACATTTCGCTATCTGTTCCCTTCCATTGCGATACTTTGTTATCTATAACTTTCATAAAGTCTTCTAAGGTGTAACCATCGTTATATCTACCATTGATAAGTCTCTTATTAGCTTCCGTAGTATGCTTAAAGTTTTTACCTGCTTTATCATTTAAGTAATTAATGATTTGTTCATACGGTCTAGCATTGCTAGACAATATATTATTATTTATAGTATTAATACTTGTATTATTCTCTTTGACGTTTGCGTCAATAGGGGTATTGACGGAATTATCAATAGGGGTATTGACGGAATTATCAATAGGGGTATTGACGTTTGCGTCAATAGGGTACATTCTTCTTTGCTTAATCTGCTTACCTTCGTATTCAAACTCTATTGACAGGTAACCTAGATTATTCAGTTTAGATATCCTTCTTGACGTTGTTTCTTTAGCTACTTCATAGAGTTTAGAGAAGTAACCGTTCGACGCTGTGCAGTACCCCCACTTATTAGACAATGCTGTAATTTCCGAAAACATAATTTTTTCGTCTGCTGTCAGTCGATTGTCGTATCTTACCTTCGCTGGAAGTATTGCGTAATAACTAGGCTGTTCGCTCACTTAATCACTCCTCTTTTTCGGCTTTCTTCTTTTCTGTCATCTGCTCGAATACTTTAGTGAAGTTTACTGCATCTTCTTTTGTCATCTGTTCGTATGGTGGCATCTTCACGTAATCTGTGATAACTTTTTCAGTCGTTCCTTTAGCGCTCACTTCAACTAACTTCTTTAAGGCTAGTTTTAAGTTGCCTATATCTTCACTGCTTGCAGGCTCTTTTACCTGCTCGGGTTCTTTCTCTCCGTTGTAGATGTATAGTCCTAATCCATGTAATGCTGCAGCTTTAACAAAACAACGCTTATGCGCTTTGTTAATGTCGAATGCTGCGACTGTGTCAGGTGCTACAGGTTTATTTCTAAAATCGAGTACAGGTAGTAATTCGGTTTCAGTCTTACCTTTAATCGTTACTGATACTTGAACGAAGTAACCTTCTTTAGTTTTAAGGAATGGTACGAAGAAGTCGTCAATCGGTACATCAGGGTGTGGAAACTCGTGAATCTTAACCGAGTAATCAGGGTCAATTTTCTTCAAGTAACCATGTGCCCAACTCCATGACAGATAGCTTAATCCATTCTTTTGTTCTACGTGATCGTTTACATTTACCTTATTTAACTGTTCGAATAATGATTCTGTCATTCTTCTTCTCCCCCTAGCGATGATATATCGATTAGTTTATGTTCGTATTCCGTCGTCTCTACGTGCTGCCAGATGTAGTGCTGCGATAAATCAGGCTGTCCGTCATTTTCGCCAAACCCTTTGAATAACTTCGCATCTTTACGTGATGTGCTGTAAGTCGTTTTATATTCAGAATGTGCAGCTACGAATAACTCGATAGGCGAATTCTTTAAGCTATAGTAGTAACTTGTCTTAGGCTCTGTCTTGTAGTTCATTCAGCAACCCTCCATTTTTCATGAGATGTTTCACTACTTCTAACTTCTGATAAGCACTATCTATACAGTCGCCTTCTTTAATATCTAAGTACTTGCAACCGTAAGGATACTTTTTGCTGTGGTGCCATACTGTGATTGTCGCTAGGTCTTGATAATCCTTCCTGAATGAGATGTCTACCTCTTCATCTGTGTAACATCTCTCTTTGACTAACTCTTGCATGATATAGAACAAGTTTGGTAAATCTATAACTTGATTCATAATTTCTCCATTTCCTACAGTCGAAGAACATGCTATAATAGACTTGTCTAGTTTCTATTACGCACATACTTAACTGTATGTGTTTTTTATTTGTCTTCATCTTCCTCTTCATCATCTTCTTCTTCATCATCTTTAGTAACGAAAACATGGCTCTCATCTTCTTCATAAGAAGTGAATAACTCTTCCATCACGTCTCTCATGAACTCATTGTCTGGTATCATCTCATCACCTCACATATTGAAACTTAATCACTCCACCACTATCATCGAATTTGCTGTGCAGCACTCGTATATCGTCATCTTTCGTGTAATAGGATAAATCCCTCTTAAACTTCTTTACTTCGCCTCTACGGTACGTCAGAACGATAATGTGACTGATTTTATTTATCGCTTTCAACAAATTCACTGTTGATAACGAATAGTAGCGATAAGCACGATAATACGATGAATAATCCTGCTGTTTCGAGTGGTTCGAGGTGGTCGCTTGCTAATGTGATGATGTAGCTTATAGCGAGTAGTACAGTTGATGTTGCTACGATTAGTTTCATGCAGATGCTCCTTTCAAGTAAGGGAACTTTTCTTCAAACTTCTTGACTGGCACTTTGCCTCTGACTGAATAAAAACCATCTTTCTCCATTTCTTCGTTCATTCGTCTAATTTGCGAATGAGCATAAGACTTTGAACACTCTAAAAGCTCCATAATATCTTTAGCATCGTAGAAGTGTTTCATATGATCATCTCCTTAAGCGATTTCTGAATTGCGCATATCTTTAATAAATTGAATTGCTCTGTCAACATCTCGTCTTTTAATATGGTTATTAGGTGCGTTACCTTTCATTCCGAGATGCTTTTTAGTAGCAACTAATATTTTTGATTTAGCTTTACCAATGTCATAGCGACGTTGCTCTTTTAAGCGTTTGTTGTGTTGTGCTAGTTCATAAATATCTGCGGTTGCGACATCTTCTAGTGTTAATTGCGTTCCATTTGCATCTACATATTTTTCAGCTTTATCTTTTACCATGTACTTAATCGCTGTAATATCCTGTGGAGTTACGTATTCTCCTGTAAGAGTTTGTTTGATTTCTTTAAGTTCGTTCGATGTCTGCGTGTTGTAATCAAGTTGTAAGTTACTCACTTTCGCGATTTGTTCAACTAACATCGTTAATATTTCAGGATTGTTAATCATTTCAGTTGCTGTTGCTTTAGTGATGTACATTCCTTTGTTTCTGATTTGTGGTAATACCTCTGATGTTACCCAGCGCTTAAAACGTTTAGCTGATTCGAGTCTGCTACTAAAGATTAATGCGTATAGGCCTGATTCGTTGATTAGGGTTGGTTGTTGATTTCGACCCATGGTGTCACGAATCGTTACCCCATCTTTTTTATCTTCCAAATCAACGTGGTCACCTAATGCTTTCCTAGAATTTGAGTAACCTAAAATATCAGCCACATCTTTGCCTACAAAATATGGTTCTCCGTCTACTTCTAAAGTCCTTATTGGCAACTCGTCAAAATTAAATACTTGTAATTCGTTCATTTGTTTTCCTCCTAAATTTGTTATAATTTTCATATCTCCTTTTGAAAGGAGGTGATACTGTGAAAGCAATCTTAAATTTTGAAAACGATAAATTTGTTGAAGTTGAAAACCTTCAAAAAGTAATTAAAAATGGGGCTCATGGTGCTATCGTTAAGACCGGCGAAGATATTAAAAACACCATATATTCAAACGGATCAATTACTTTTGTCGGAGATACTACAATAGCTGTCTCATCAGCTAAATTAGGCTTCGTTCAATTTATCGACTAGTTTTAACAACTCTGTTGCTGCTATAAGCAGCTCAGGGTTTCTTGTTTGCGATTTGAGCAAAACGATAATGTAACTTACAATTTCTTCTTGTAATTCGTTCATGTTATCCTCCTTTTTGTGTCTTTTAAGACACTTTGTCATTAAAAAAAATATCCTCTATCTCATCGTTACTTAAACCTAAAACTTCTTTGATACCTAGTATCTCACTTCTAGTGTATTCTGTTTCGCCTTTAAGTTTACGATAATAAGAGTTTTTACTCATGTTAACGCCGTTTTTTTCTAATACATGTAAGAAACCAATAACACTGTAACCTCTATCTTTGATTTCGTCCTTTAATTTTTCTACATTCATCATTTCACATCCTTCCGTGTCGTTTAGGACACTTATAATGTACCATGAATGAAACTGATACGTCAACAAAAAGTTTCTAAAAAGACACAAAATATTTTTTCTTCATCTAATATAAAAATAATAGTTTCATTTATGACACTTTTATTGTATAATTAAATCATTCAAATAAAGGAGTGAGTTAAATATGCAACCGGATCTAAAAGGTAGAAGAAAAGAACTTGGTTTAACTTTAGAACAAGTTGGTGAAATAGTAGGTGTAGGCAAATCTACTGTTCGTAAATGGGAAGATGGACAAATTGCGAATATGGGTAGAGATAAAATTTCTAAATTAGCTGAAGCGTTAAGAGTGTCACCTATGTATATTATGGGATTAGAAGAATTAGATACTTTAAAAATCCCCGTAGTTGCTCAAGTATCAGCCGGTCTACCTGTGTATTCGGAACAAGACATCATCGACTATGCTTATGCACCTGCATACCTAAAAAAGAATGGTAGAGAATTGTTTTATTTAAAAGTAACTGGAGATTCTATGGATAAAGAATTTAAAGAAGGCGACCTTATTCTTGTGGATATGAATTCTACAGTAGAGAATGGTCAAATTGGTGTCGTTCAAATTAATGGATATAACGCTACTGTTAAACGAGTTAAATACGATGAGGATAAAATAATACTATTACCGGAATCAAACAATTCCGACCACTTACCACAGATTTACACTAAAGATGATAAAGTTAAAATCATTGGTCGTGTAATTTCTGCACAAAAACAATACTAGGAGGAATAAGGGCATGAAAATCAAAGTATTATCTGCAACAATCTTGACTACTACATTGTTATTGACAGCGTGTGGAGGAAATAACGAAAGTAAAAATGATTCTAAAACAGAACAAAAACAGAAAGAAGTTACAATCGATTCTTTAATCAAATCTTTCGAAGCTAAAGGTCTATCGGTCAAAGATGCTAAAAAGATGAGCCATGAAGACTTTGGACCTGCACCAATGAAATCTAAAGAAGCAAAACAATTTGTCGTAGAAAAAGATATGAATGCAAGATTATTCTATTATGACAATGAGGATGATCTAAAAGAGATGAAGAAATATTATGATGAATTAGGGAAGGAAAGCGCGATGTTATTTTCACATACTCACACTAAAGGTAAATTCTTAATTCAAGCTAATGGTAGTATTGATGAAAAAGTATTTAAAAAATATACAGATGTAATGGATAAAGAGATTAAATAAAACTTAATATAAGTCTGTCTTTTTTACAGGCTTATTTTTTATACTTATTTTTAAGAAAGGAGCATATTAATGGCTGTATACAAAGATAAAACTACCGGTAAATGGTACTTTTCTGTACGTTATAAAGATATTTACGGTAATAATAAAAGAAAACTAAAGCGTGGATTTGATAAGCAGAGAGAAGCTAAAGCAGCAGAAGCTAAATTTTTAACTGAATCAGTTGATAGCTATTCATCAGAACAGACATTTGAATATGTTTTTTATCACTACTTAGATAATTCAGACTTGCGTCCTAAAACACGCAAACGAAAAGAGAATGAGTATAAGAAGCATGTACAGTCGAAGTTCGGACATATTAAGATAAGTGAGATTAAGCAGAATCAGTGTCAAGAGTTCAGGAAGTATCTTATTGATAATCTATCCTCAGTCAATTCTGCACGAACGGTGTGGAGTGGTTTTAAAGTAGTAATCAATCATGCAATTAAGCATTTCGGATTGCGTATTGATCCAACGGTATCGATTAAACCTATTCCGAGAAAAAAGCCGAAGCCAACATTTATTATGCGTGATGAATTTGATAGTAAAGTAGATAACTTTATAGATGATGCTTACGTAGAAGCAAGTCAGTTGATGTTCTATTCAGGATTGCGTGTAGGTGAGTGTTTTGCCTTAACGTGGAAAGATATAAATTTAAGCAAGAACGAGTTGATGGTATCAAAGACAATGGATATTACGAATCGACAAATATATGATAGAGCGAAAACAGAATCATCTGAAACAATCGTTGTATTTCCACAATTTATATCTGATATTTTAAGTGATAGATACGAGCGAGAAAGTAAGAAATGGCAGTACTTTAATGATGATTATTTCGTCTTTGGCGGTATCGCCCCAAAACATTACGCCCACTATCATAAGAAATTTAAAGAAGTGTTTCCAGGCTACCATATACATTCATTGAGACATAGCTATGCATCATACCTAGCGAATAACGGTGTAGATATTTTTGATCTACAACAGCTGATGCGACATGCACGCATCACGGAAACATTAGATACTTACTCACACCAATATACAGATAAAAAGCACAAGGCAATTTCCGTATTCGATAAATAAATGGTATCAAATCGGTATCAAAGCCCTGTGCTTTCTTTTATTTATTCAGTTATATCAACGGATAAGCCTATCCAATCGAGCCTTCCATTTCGAATTTAATTAAACGGTTCATCTCAACTGCGTATTCCATCGGTAATTCTTTTGTAAATGGCTCAATGAAGCCCATTACGATCATTTCAGTCGCTTCTTCTTCAGATATACCACGACTCATTAAATAGAATAGTTGTTCTTCAGATACTTTTGAAACTTTCGCTTCATGTTCTAATGAAATGTTATCATTTAACATTTCGTTGTAAGGAATTGTATCTGATGTTGATTCATTATCCATAATTAATGTATCACATTCGATATTTGAACGTGCACCCGTCGCTTTACGTCCGAAGTGAACGATACCACGGTATACTACTTTACCACCTTGTTTTGAAATTGATTTCGAAACAATTGTAGAAGAAGTATTCGGTGCCATATGCATCATCTTCGCTCCAGCATCCTGAACTTGTCCTTTACCTGCTAAAGCAATAGACAATGTCATACCACGTGCACCTTCACCAAGTAGGTAACATGCTGGGTATTTCATCGTAAGTTTAGAACCGATGTTCCCATCAATCCATTCCATCGTTCCATTCTCATAGACGAAAGTACGTTTCGTAACTAAGTTGAATACGTTGTTCGCCCAGTTCTGAATTGTTGTATAACGGCAGTACGCATCTTTTTTAACGATAATTTCAACGACTGCTGAGTGCAATGAATTCGTCGTATAGACAGGTGCTGTACAACCTTCAACGTAATGTACGCTTGCGCCTTCATCAACGATAATTAATGTACGCTCAAACTGACCCATATTCTCAGAGTTAATACGGAAGTATGCTTGAAGTGGTGTTTCAAGTTTAACGTTCTTAGGAACGTAAATGAATGATCCACCAGACCATACTGCTGAGTTTAACGCTGCGAACTTATTATCTGCAGGTGGAATTACTGATGCAAAGTGTTCTTTGAAGATATCTTCGTTTTCACGTAATGCTGAATCGGTATCTTTAAAGATAATACCTTGTTCTTCTAAATCTTCCTGCATGTTGTGGTAAACAACTTCTGATTCATATTGTGCTGATACCCCTGCAAGATATTTCTGTTCAGCTTCTGGAATACCTAATTTATCAAACGTCTGTTTAATTTCTTCCGGTACTTCATCCCATGAACGCTCTGTATGCTCAGATGGTTTTACGTAATACGTAATCTCATCGAAGTTAAGTTCTGATAAATCTCCACCCCAAGTAGGCATCGGCATCTTATAGAACTGTTTTAATGATTTTAAGCGGAAGTCTAACATCCACTGTGGTTCTTCTTTCATCTTTGAAATTTCACGTACAATATCCTCTGTTAATCCTCTTTCTGAACGGAAAATCGATACGTCTTTATCGTGGAAACCATATTTGTAATCTCCAACTTCAGGTGCTTTTTTAGCCAATTGACGTCACTCCTTTTATTTTATTCATCTATTTCTTCACTGACATGTGTATCATTGTTTTCTTTCGTGCCACGTTCCAAAGCTTTCCAGGCAAGTGTCGCACATTTAATACGTGCAGGGAACTTCGCCACACCAGAAAGCGCTTCGATATCTCCAGCACTTTCATCAAATGTATAGTCTTCTCCAAGCATCATCTTAGAGAATTCTTCTCCCATTTCAAGTGCTTCACTTACTGATTTCCCTTTAATCGCTTCTGTCATCATCGATGCACTTGACATCGAGATAGAACATCCTTCACCTTCAAACTTCACATCTTTAACATTATCATCAACTACATCCAAAGTTAAACGAATTCTATCGCCACAAGTCGGGTTGTTCATATCAATCGTTAATGTCCCATCTTCAATAATCCCTTTATTACGAGGGTTCTTATAATGATCCATGATGACTGAACGATATAGCTGATCCAAATTATTAAAACTCATAACTGAAAAACTCCTTCGTTTCTTTTAAGCTTGTTACTAGCTGATCGATTTCTTCTTTTGTGTTATAGATGTAGAAACTTGCGCGTGCAGTGGATGACTGGCCTAACCATTTCATAAGGGGTTGAGCACAATGATGTCCCGCACGAATTGCGATACCATGACTATCTAAAGCGGTTGCTAAGTCATGTGGATGCACGCCTTCAAGATTAAAAGTAATAAGACCAGCACGTTTATCAGCGGTCGGACCATAGATTTCAAGGCCTTCAATTGCTGACATCTGTTCGTAAGCATAGGCTGTTAACTCATGTTCATATTGTAGAATGTTATCTAATCCGATAGATTCTAAATATTTAATGGCTTCTGCTAAACCAACTGCTTCTGCAATAAGGGGTGTCCCTGCTTCGAACTTCGTCGGCAGTTCTGTCCATGTTGAGTCTTGTAATCCTACAAAATCAATCATGTCTCCACCAAATTCAATCGGTTCCATCTTATCAAGCAATGCTTTCTTACCATATAACACACCGATTCCTGTCGGGCCGCACATCTTGTGTCCACTAAAAGCGAAGAAATCACATCCAAGCGCCTGGACATCAACTTTCATATGGGGAACAGACTGTGCACCATCAACGACCATATAGGCACCCTGTGCATGTACAAGTTCTGTAATGGCCTGTATATCATTAATTGTTCCTAATACATTAGAAACATGGGCTATCGATACAATCTTCGTTTTATCTGTCAATGCGTCTTTAACGGAATCTAGAGAAATCGTACCGTCTTCGTCTAGTGGAATATATTTCAGTACTGCACCTTTACGCTTTGCAAGTTGTTGCCACGGTACTAAGTTTGCATGATGCTCCATCTCAGTAATAAGAATTTCGTCTGCGCTCTCGACAACTAAGTCCCCAAAGCTATGAGCAACAAGATTGAGTGCCGTTGTTGTCCCACGTGTAAAAATAATTTCTTCGAAGTACTTTGCATTGATGAAGTTACGAACAGTCTCACGTGCCCCTTCGTAACCATCTGTTGCACGTGTACCAAGTGTATGTACACCACGGTGAACGTTTGCGTTCATATGCGTATAATATTCTACTGTTTTATCGATGACGCTCTTTGGTTTCTGACTCGTTGCAGAAGAATCAAGATAAACGAGTGGCCTATCATTGACTACTTCTGAAAGAATCGGAAAATCTTTACGTATTGCTTGTATATTTAAATTGGTCACACTATCAAGACCTTTCAAACGTATTTATTTACCAGTAACTTTAGACTCAATTACTTCTGTTAATTGTTTCTTAACTGCTTCAATCGGCAATGCATTAACAACAGGCGCTAAGAATCCATGAATTACGAGACGCTCTGCTTCTTGTTTAGAAATACCACGACTCATCAAGTAGAAGAGTTGCATCGGATCTACACGACCTACAGATGCAGCATGTCCTGCTGTTACGTCATCTTCATCAATTAATAGAATTGGGTTTGCATCTCCACGGGCTTTCTCAGAGAGCATTAATACACGTGATTCTTGCTGTGCATCTGCTTTTGTTCCCCCATGCTTGATGTATCCGATACCATTAAAGATAGATGACGCACTGTCTTTCATTACACCATGCTTTAAAATATGACCCTCAGAACGTTTGCCGTACTGAATAATTTGTGATGTAAAGTTTAGTTTTTGTGAACCACGACCAACAACTACAATCTTAAGGTTACTCTTAGAGTCATCGCCCATTAAATATGTTGTATTGTCATGAATTGTATCGCCGTCGTTCATTAAACCTAATGCCCAGTCAATAACTGCGTCACGATTTGCGATACCGCGACGAATGACATGTCCAACTAAATCTTTATTTAAGAAGTCTACTGCACCGTAGTTTACTTTCGCATTATCTTTAGCGATAACTTCTGAAATGATATTAAGTTGACCTTTAGCTACAGTAACGCCAGATAAGTAGTTTTCAACGTAAGTTACTTCTGAACTTTCTTCAGCTACGATTATAACGTGATTAAAAAGATTCGCATCTTCATTATCGTGTAACACGATGTATTGAACAGGATGTTCAATAACGACGTTACGTGGCACATAGATAAATAATCCACCATTCATCATAGCAGCATGAAGAGCCGTTAAGCGATGCTCATCAACTTTAACAGCATCTGTCATATAATATTGTTCTACAAGTTCACTGTGTTCTGTAAGCGCTGTTTGAATATCGGTAATGATAACACCTTGAGATTGAAGTTTCTCCTCAATTTCAATGAACGCAGGTGTATTGTTGTGTTGAACAATTAAGTTATGCGTGTTCTCTAAATCGATTAATGCTTTAACAGATTCAGGTAACGCTTCTTTAGACGTAAAAGTTTCACTTTCTACTACTTTATGATGAACATCAAAATTCCATTTATCCAGCTTCGTTTTATCTGGCTTTGGCATTTCGATTGTATTTAATTTATTCAGTGCATCTTGACGCAATGACACCATCCATGATGGTTCTTTACGTGCTGCTGAAAGATCCGTTAATATTTCTTGTGTAAAATCTATCGTATTGCTCATGAATATATCCTCCTATTATGATTAATCAGGTTTATGCGTCTACAGTTTCATCTTGAATATTTAACTCTTGTTTAATCCAGTCGTATCCTTCTTTTTCAAGACGTTGTGCAAGTTCTTCTCCACCTGATTTTACAACGCGACCTTGCATCATTACGTGAACGTGGTCTGGAGTAATATAGTTTAATAGACGTTGGTAATGTGTAATAATTAAGCAGCCGAAGTTTTCTCCGCGCATCTCGTTGATACCTTTTGATACAACTTTAAGTGCATCGATATCTAGACCTGAGTCAATTTCATCTAAAATTGCGAATTTAGGTTCTAACATCATTAACTGAAGAATTTCGTTACGTTTCTTTTCTCCACCAGAGAACCCTTCATTTAAATAACGTTGTGCCATATCAAGATCCATTTCTAAGAACTCCATGTTTTTATCTAATTTCTTGATAAATTGCATTAAGTTGATTTCCTTACCTTCCTCGCGTTTTGCATTAATTGCTGAACGTAAGAAGTCTGCGTTTGTCACACCTGAAATTTCTGATGGATACTGCATCGCTAAGAAAAGACCTGCTTGTGCACGTTCGTCAACTTCCATCTCTAATACATTCTCACCATCAAGTAATACTTCACCCTGAGTCACAGTATATTTCGGATGACCCATGATTGCAGCAGATAAAGTTGATTTACCTGTACCGTTAGGACCCATGATTGCATGTACTTCATTTTGCTTAATTGTCAGGTTCACACCTTTTAAAATTTCCTTACCTTCTATCTCAACGTGTAAATCTTTAATTTCTAATACTGATACCATTTTGATGTCCTCCATTTATATAAAATTTTCATCTTATCTAGTTTATAATAATTTTAATCTAAGGTCAAAGGCCTATGACATAAATCACAGTACTTATTATAACCTAAATAAGGTGTTAGTTAAATTAATCGGACTAAATATTTTAAATTCAGTGAGAAAATAAGATATTTGATTGAAAATACTATACGGCAAACAAGATAAGATATATAATCTATTTATTAATCGAGGAGGTACTTATGCATATAATTTCATTGATTTTAGCAACGATTGTATTTATTGAGCACATTTATATTATGATCCTTGAAATGTTCTTCAGTAATTCGAAACGCGCTGCAGAAACATTTGATATTGATTATAATTTCTTACAAGATGACCGCGTAAAAACTTTATTTAAGAACCAGGGCCTTTATAATGGTTTCCTCGCAGCTGGTTTAGGGTATGGTTTATTTATAAGTCAGAACCAACTTGAAATTGCAACAATGTTTATAATATTTGTGATTATTGCAGCTATATACGGTGCAATGACAAGTAGTAAAGGCATATTAATCAAGCAGGGCTTACCTGCAATTTTAGCTTTGATCGCAATAATAATCTTTCATTAAAAAAGAGATTAAGACAAATGTCTTAATCTCTCAGACTGAAGACAAACTCACAATTCTAAAAGTGAGTTTGTCTTTTTTCTTCGAAAAATATTGTTATTTTAAAGAAATTAGCAAAATATCCAGCTTAACCTGCTAGATAATTTGCTAATTTCTTTAA